AGCTGGAGGATCAAAATTAAAAGTAATCTCTTACTTGTTTAAGATAACAATAAATGCCGCTCCTGCCGCACTTATATATAAAATCTTAAAGTTACGAGGCACAAAAAGAACGAAACAGTCTAAACCAGTGCATAGTGACATTTTGTATCCAAATTCTTGGACTGAGTATCTACTCAATTGTCTTCCTAATCCTGTACTAAGGTCTGTGCGTTATGCTACACCTACGTACAATAAATTGCTTAATAAAAATCCCGTATATAACAATTTCTACGGCGATTTTGCTATTATCAAAAGGTATGTTACTGAATATGGTATATCACAATTTACTTATCATGAACCAATAGTAACACAGGAGATGGTTAGGAATAGACACGTCCAGTTTTCGAAAGAAAATAACACAATTGCATTTTATAAACGTAGTGGAACAGTTATCACGAGATTCGTGATTTCTAATCTATCTAGTAATCCCGAGGTGTCCGTAAAACATCTTGGCGTTACTACTTTAGATGGTGTCGAATGTAACACTTATTCAATTAGGAAGAATAATACATTCACATCATGTCAGACAGCACTACGCGCCCTCAACACAGTAAGTACAGACAAAGACTTACTATTAATCTACAATAACTACTTACTCTCATTTGTGTATAATGCTAATGGTAATTTAATTGTGAATGAACATGATAAAGATAAGACATGTATCATCCACAGGATTAAAGACTCTATTAAGCAATCAACAGCCAATGAGAGATCACAGGACGAGGAGTTAAAATTTGGATTGAAAGAATACAATAATGACATAAACTTAATGGCTTTCAATGACTATAACACTGAACTGATGTTTGACATTGGGGAAAAGAAACCCAATCCAAAGTATGTAGAGGTTCTGACAAAAGGTAAGCTTAAGGATGATTTTTGGTCCGACCAGAACGATAGCCCACTGCACGATTATATTGGGATCGACAAACAGCAAATTCAACCATCTGATGAGGAGATTATGCTCAAACTTAGTACCACACTTCCTTGTAAAAGGGACTCTGCTACTAAAGAAGAGAAGTTAATCTCCAAATCACCACTTCCTACAAAGAAAACAACAGTAGGAACAACATCAACTGCAACTAATGTTAAAACAAAATCAACAACGCCAGCACAAAGCAAAAGGAAAATGGAGTTTTCTCCCTTTTCTGAAGTCACTGCTGAAACTGGCCCTTCATTACATCTGGACCCAAAGGCTGGAGATGTAATAAATCCTGCTCTTGGCACTTCTGATGATAGTGAACCAATGCAATGTCATCAATTAGGTACTATTAATGGATCAATCCCTACTAAGGGTAATGTGACAAAATTGTATGCTTACATTGCTAGGTACTGGAATGTCATGTCAAGTGTGCAGCTAAAGGAAAAGTATGAGACCTATAGTCAAGAATTTATTGACCAAATAAAATTGAAAGTTGGTATACTTACTCCTGCACATTCAAAGGATGCAAAAGCTAAATATAAGAAATATTTTGAAGATGGACAATTACAAACTTATAGACAGAGTAATATCCATAGTTTGTTCGTAAAAGGGGAACAGTACACAAAAATTAATAGACCCAGGGCAATTACTAATTGTAATAAAATAATTTGTCTAGGACTATTAAAATTTGTAACTCCATTACACAACAAACTAAAATTGCATCTTAAGAATTACGGACCAGGAAAACAGAAGGAGGAATTAGACATTTGCACCTTTCCAAATCACGTCGGGCTAGACTACTCAGGATTGGATGGTACAATATGTTTAATGTTGAGAGATCTGATTGAAGGACCTTTACTAACACAGGTTTATCCTGGATACGAAAAGGAAATTAAGGACCTTCTTGATGGTGAGAGACTATCTCTCTTTGACTTAGGGGACATTTCCAAAACCAAACTACTAGTACCAACTGCAGGAACCAGATTGTCTGGATCCGCATTGACATCTCTATTTAATTCATTAATAGTCATGTTATTGCAGTTCATGTTTTATCGCATGCACCGTAATTTTTCAATCACCAAAGCTTTTAATTTGTGTGGCTGGGCTTATGGTGATGACACTACTATGGATCCAATCGATATTACTGATTTTTCCTTTTGGGTCAAAAAGAGTTTTGGAATGAAATTGACAGTTGAACGATGTTCCAAAGAAGGCTACATGTTCTTATCCGCCTTTAATTCGGGATTAGATAGGTTGCAAGATCTATCTAGAGTTGCTGCAAAATTTAAAACTTCATTTTGCACTAGCAATAGAACATTAGCAATAGCCTACAAATACTGTGGATACTACACACCGAATATAGTAATATCCAAAACAATTGGAGTAAAAACCTTATTTAAACAGTTACCATTTTTCTCCCGTTTGGGAGATTTATCATTCTACTATCTCAAACTCTATGCGAGTGTTGATAAGAGAGCGAAGTCAAAGAGCTTACATGAACATATAAGTATAGCTAAAGGAGGATCTCGTCAGTATGAATGTTATGGTTATACTAATAAATTTTTAGATTACTCTGACCAAATCTTTGCCATCGACAAGCATGACTTGCACATCAACAAACTAGTTGGTAAAACAAAAGAACTACTAAACAAGTGTACTAGTAGAAAACAATTATCAAAAGTTTTCCTAGAATTTGTTTCAGTGGCAGTTGAATATTTCAATATTAATATTGAAAAGGAAATACAACTAGAAACAAGTCCTAAAGCATGCACAGTTGTCAATGGAAATCCGTTTGATACTACTCAGTTTAAAGTATCAACAAATGTAATTCATTGGTTGAATTATGTTAAATATGTTCACACAGAAAATAAACGTGAATCTTTGCGATTAAACAAACAAATGATAAAATTTTGGAAAAACATTGAAATGTTATCTTGTCGTAAATTATTACCTAAACATTTAGGTGCTGCAGCTAAAGAAATAATAAATAATTTAAACGACAAATTTTCAAAACAAAATGAACAGAAAGCAAAAATCACGCAAAGTGAACAAAAACAACAAAAATAACAAAAACAAGAAACAAAACAATAGCTTACGTATATCAGGTAAGCAAAAACGAGTTGATAGAGCGAAAACCAAGACCGAATCAGGTACAGATCTCTTATCTTCCATCAAGGTATACTCACGAAAAGAACTTGATGGAGGTATCAAAATCGTTTACTCAGTAGATATATCTCCATCCAGTTTCATTGGATCTAGAGTGGAACTATTATCCAACATGTATCAGCAGTATAAATTTACTAAATTTCATGTTAAATTTACTTCCTCTTTACCAACTGCAATTGGTGGTATCTTTGTAGCATACATAGATACAGACCCAGAAGATAGATCAGAAACATTAAGCAAAGACAAGTTATTAAGACTTGCATCCGGCCATCAGTTCGCGAAACACGTATCAGTTAATGAATCGTGGACTGTTAAAATGCCAATCCAAAACCAAGACGACTTATTTTATACAGGCTCCATTGGTGATAAAAGATTCCGTAAACAAGGAAGACTTTATATCGTCCAAGTTGGCGCATGTACTAATTTTGAAGGACAAGCAATAGATGAAGATCTAGAGGTAGGACTCTTGGAAATTGATTGGACAGCCACCTTTTCAAATCCCCAAATGCAGGACTTGAAGAGGGTCTACGATGGTGAATCGCAGAAGAACATACTTAGAGTATTTAGTAACTTAGCTACGTATGTTCCGGTATTGGTTGGATTACCAACAAGCACAACAGTCCCAGGTACCAGATTTAGGCATTTGGATATACCAGTTCTTCCTCAATGGTTTACAAAAGGAACTGGAAACTATCAACTAATGATGCTACCAAGACGTACATCAATTCCACACTCTTTGAAAGCAGTACATTCACTGGCCGTCCCATATAGTGATTCTCAATATCAGAAAACCATGGGTGACAGAGAGTATACTGATATAGAAGGTGATCAAGCAACAAAGGCAAAGAACTACACTGACTATATTACGGAGGCATTTAAACTCATCAAAGGAGGTATAGCAGTTGCCAAAGAAGTATATGATGTGGTCACTTTAGTGTCACGAGTATTTGTGGCAGGAACTGATGTGAATGTAACCAGTGCAAAAACCATAGTAGTGGATGGAACACCAACTTCTGACAACCAGCTTCCAGCACAAGGTGCTGTGACAATTTACTGGGATGGAATCAACACACCAATAGTTGAATTCATGGCAGAATTTGAGGATAATCAACATGCTACTGCTCCTATTGATTCAGGATTTAATCTTGAATTGGAATTCTTAATGTTCAAACTGGACACACCACTTGGTGATGAACCCGATGTAAACGTATCAATACCAACTTTAACTAAACCAAAACCTAATTAAATCAAATGAAATAACCTGATGAGATTAAGCTATGTTAGTTTCAATTTACAACACAAACTATTCTTCGGAATGACCTTTCAAACTGACCAGACAGTGTAAACTGGATTTAAAACAAAAGAAAAG